ATTGAACTCTCCGATAAGCGTTTCCACTACCGAGGCATCTACTACCAGACCGGTAGTGTACTCAAGGCTATGGCACTCGCAGGAACCAAGATTGAGACAAGGACTGCATCGAGTCACGACTACAATTTCATAACCAGAAGTGACGCAATCGCTAACCACACTGATGTGTGGAAGAATACCGGTACACTCAAGATTGACAATGTTGACAGCAACGGTAACGAGATTCCGCCGGTGCAGGAACTCCAGCACGACAACCAATTCCTCATCCAAAGCTTCAATCTGTGGAAAGAAGTTATCGCCGATATGCTCGGCCCCACCATCGCAAGTGGTAGCGAAGCGGTTACTCGTGAAGAAGTGCTTGCGAGAATGGAAGTGAAGGACGCAATCTCGAATATCTACTTGTCGAAGATGACTGACAGCATCGAGGAAGTCTATCGCTGTATTCAGATGTACAACGGTGGCGGTTCCGAGAAGGTAGTAATACTCGGCGGATATATCGAAGGCGTGAAGCGCAAGAAGGAAAAGGAAGAACTCGCCGGACTTTACCAACTCGCCAAGGAAGGCGGGATGAATACTCAAGGTTTCGTCATCCAGATGCTCGCAATCTCGGACTTGCCGAAAACCACGAAGGAGGCACTCGCCGAATCCTTCCAGCAAGACCCGTTCAAGTCCCCGCAAGTTCTCCAGCTTCAAGCACTCGTTCAGAAGCTCAACGGTACTATCCAACAACAGAACACGCAGATTGCACTGCTCCGACTCCAGGCTACCCAGCGTCTCGAACGCCAGAAGGAGTTCATCGACTCCACCGAACGTACCAAACGCTTGCAGATGGCTCTCGACCAGTGGAAGGAAGAAGCAAAGCAGACGCAGGAAGCTCTTATGGCGGTTCTCCAAGACTGCCTCTCGAAGGGCGACTACTCTGGTGCAATCCGTACTCTGGAAGAAATCAAGAACCAGTCGAATCCGCTTATCACAGACCCGCTTATCAACGAGGGTGCGAACTCCTTTACGGACGAAAACACTCAATCCGTTCAGCAGGCGCTCGACGAGACGAACCAACCCTCACCGCAACCGAATATCACTCAGTTGCCTAACGCCGGTACCGGTTTTAGTCAAGCGGTTCCGCATCAACAGAACATCAAACAAGAAGGCAACGTGACCGCCCCTGCTCCAAGACCGGCAGTCACTCCCTTCAACGACGCATAAGGAGTAATTATGGGTGTAAAAGGACAAAGTGCCATGCAGGGTGCAATCGCCGGTGGTAAGGCCGGTGGTGGTTGGGGTGCTCTAGCTGGCGGTATTCTCGGACTTATGCTGGGTGACAAGGCAGAAGGTGCTCAACAGCTCCAAGACACTCAGGACGCCTTGCAGAAAGGACAGCAGGACATGTCAGATATGCGTAACGGCCTTGCTATGGACGGGAACGACCGTTCACTCGTGGCTAATTCAATCGACAATGGATATGGAGTTTACTAATGGCTAGTCTCACTTCAATCATCAACCCAATCACTGACGCTCTCGGTATCACTGACAGTCAGGCTTCCACTCGTGCTCACAATGCGATGGTGGAAGGTCAGACTGCCGCAAACCAGCAACTCGACGCAGACCTCGCATCTAGTTTCGACGCTTTGCAGAAAGCGAGTATCGGTCGTGACTTCGGACAGAATCTCGACCAGTACAACGACGCTATGACTAGTGCCGTCGGTAACACGAAGAACGCAGAAACCATCTCCTACGGTCAGCAGGATGCCGGTAGTGCTGGCAATGTCTATAACTACTTGAACCCGATGATGGATGAAATGCTCTCCAGAACGGGTCAGGTCGTGCAGGGTGGTGCCGGTGCTTCCTTGCAGTCCAGTGCGACTAACAAGGATATGTCTAACGCTGTTGCACAGCAAGCCGGTAATCTCTGGAACCAAGCCTTCAACAACGCTCTGGCAGATGCTAGCAACAACTTGAACGTGGCAAGAAGTGTCGGTCAGGGTGGTATGCAGGAAGCTACGCTCGCCGGACAGACGCTCGCGGCAAACAATCAACCGATGGAAGACTTGCTCTCGTTGCAGAACGACCGTGCCATGCAGCGTTATGCTGCCAATACCGGTATGACTCAGGCCGACATCACTATACAGGGACAGAAGCAGACACTTCTGTAAGGAGTTACTATGTCTAGATTTGGACTCAAAGAATTTAGAACGCCGGACTTCGCTGGCAATATGCCGACGGAAGATGTGCAGGAACGACCGCTGTACAAGGTTCAAGATATGATGGCTTTCCTCAACACTATCCCTTGGTTCAAGAAAAGTGATAGCGACAATGCTTCCGACAAAGCTGCGAAGGATATGGAAGGCTACACCCCGAATGTTGACGAACGGGAAGCAATCGACAACGAAAACTCCGCGCGCCAGGAGAGGGAGCGTATGGCTAATTATGTGCCTTCTGAAGCGGATGACAAGTACCAACCTGAAAACAACTTGTCTATGTCAGTGCCGGAAGAACTCGCCAACTACACAGGGCTTGACGCTAAAGGTCTCAAAGCGCTTGCAACCACAGACCCTGCTACGTTCAAGGCTTTACAGGAACATCTTGTCTCTCTCGGTTACTTGAAGAAATACGGGGCCGACGGTACTTACGGTAAGGAAACCCAGAACGACTATGACGCTTGGCTTTCAGCACTTGCGGACGACTACGAAAAGGCAAGGTACGGTGCGGCCACGCAGCGTTACAACGATGAAGTAGCCGAAACTGAAAAGTGGTTAAAGGACGCTCAAGACAAGAGAAAGAACGGGAGTGGTTATGACCGCAGTCCGTTCGGAATCCAGAGGTAACTTATGGCCGAAGCATACACTTTCAATCAGCTTGAATACCGCCCGACCAGCTCCAGCTCCGGAGCTGTGCCTTACGGTCTAGACTTGCTATCAAGGGAAGTGCCGGTGTCGCAGCCAGAACCCGAGCCGACCAAATCTTCCTCGATGGCTCCACTCGTGATTCAAGAAGAACCGGTACTTGAATATGTTCCAGTGACTTCGGGAACCAAGAAGAAGGACAAGAATGGAAGCGGTACTCCGAAGAAGAAAGATGATTCAACTCCACCACCCGAACCGCCGAAGTTTACGGAACGATTTATTCCTACTGCGGTCGAGGGCGAACCGTCCGACTTCAAACCTGCAACGCAGGACTGGTTCGTTGAAGGCACACAGCAACAGCAGGAACCCGAACCTTTTGAAGACCCGCACCGTTCACTCCTCCAAGCTATTATGGAGTGGGACGACGTACCTTACGGAAAGAAGTGGAACCACTACCTGCAACACGGAATGGTGGCACTTCCAAGCCGTTCTTCCGAGAATGTTCAGAAGATGGCCGCACTTGAGAACAAGGGTGGTCTCGCCGGAGCCGGTGCTACGTTCGGTCAAGAACTCCGTGCGAAGGAAACGAAGCGCAGAACTCTGATGAACCAATGGGACAAGCTCCTTGCGGACTGGAACGCCGGTCGATACGCTGGCGACGAACAGAGTCTCAACTACTTCTACAGTGTCGCTGACAGGCTCCGTGAGGAACTTGCGGCGGAAGGAATTAACCCGAATACTCTCCGCCCGCCTAGCCTCAACGCCGGTGGATTTGCACAAGGCTTCCAGAAATCTTTGCAGGATGACAGAACGAAACTCGACTGGCTCGGTGGCTGGCTCGAAAGTATTCAGAAGCACGCAACCGATAACCCGAACTGGCTCAACTCCAACCAAGCACAGATGGAGTTCGACAAGCTGTCGGAATATGTCATCCTCAACTGGGCACAGTCGAAGGGCGCAATCGCCGATGCTGAAAAGGTTCGTGCTCAGGTCGAAGCTATGCCTCCGCAAGACAGGGCTGTGTTTGACAAGTTCATGAAGATGTATTTCAACTCGAATAGCGTTTCGCAGTTGATGTCTCTGGCATACACCGGCGACACTGACGCTATGCAGACAATCCAGTCTATGAACAAGTTCCTTGGTGCTGCCGAACGTGGAGAAAAACTCTCTGACGAACAAGGACTCCCGTCGAAAAACGTAATGAGCTGGATGAACGCAGCGAAGTTGGGTCTCTCGAACATCGCACGTAACAACCTGAACTTGCCTTACGACACGGTGGCCGCAGTAACTTCCTATGATAACGCACTTGACGCTTTCCTCAACTACACGATGCAGAACGCAAACGTAGATAGGAAGATGGTATGGGACTCCGCATCCGACCAGCTTAAAATGCTGATGGGTCAGTACAATGACAAGATGCCGAAGCTCGGACTTCAATGGGGTTGGAGTTACAAACCTCGCCGTGTTGATGCTTCCTTCGGAGATTACCTCGGTAGGTGGCAACAGACACAGCAGCCGAGCACTGTGATGTCCAATGCTAGACTCGGAACGGGAACGATACCGAAACCGATAGTGAATACGAATCCCACCGGTAATGCTGGTGCGGGGGCTGGAGCAGTTGTTACGAAGACTCAACCGACAGTACCGACAGTACCGCAGAACGCAAGACGTTCCGGGAACTATTGGATTTGGACTGACCAGAACGGAAATGTCCGCAGGGCTAAGGCTCAATAAGGAGTATCTATGGCTGACCCGAAAACTACATTCAGAACCGATGAATACCGCAGAAGCGTCCCCTATGGTGTACTCACACCGAACACTAGATTGGCAGTTGAGCAGAGACAATATGCTTCGCCGGAAGTCTTGAAACACGTGGGTAATAACGTAAAGGACATAATGTCACAAGCAAGCCCGAAGTACAAGACTTGGGAAGAACTCGTGGCGGATTATCCGTTCATCGAGGACGTAGCAAACGAAATGGTTAAGGCTCGACTCTCCGTCTACAACGACGAGGAGCCGGGTGCTGGCGACAAGAGTGTTGGCTGGATTGAACAGCGCATCGCTCAGCCTAACGCTTCGTTCTATTCCGTGAAGATGAATCCGGAGACCGGCGAGTTCGATTTGATTCCGTCCGATACTGGAAAACAGCGTGCCGCTGCTAACCCCGAAGAAGCGTTCAAGATGCAGCAAGCTGTTTACGATTGGCTCGACACCGATGCTGACAAGATTACCTTCAAGAAGGGCAAGCGTGAGGATGCCGGTGACGGTCACTGGTTCCGCACTATGGATGAATACTCCGACGCACTTCTCAATGATTTGGGAAGCGAGTATTCTATGGCATTGCAGGATTTACTCACATTGAAGCTCCGTAAGATTATGGAAGAAGACTTGGGACAGGAAAATCCGAAGTATCTCAATGCGATGAAACGCAAGTTCCTGCCGGACTTCGACTACACTCAAGGCAACCCGTCCTATGAAGACTTCCGTCGTGCAGAAGATGCCCGCAACAATAACAGACTCGACCGTAGCGAGTTCCAGCGTGCAAGCAAGTTCAAGACCATTCCGGCCAGTCTCGCACTCCCGATTTGGTCGGCAACGCACTTCGACCCGGAACTTAACTACAAGACGAGTGACAAGGAAGCCGCCGGTCGAGTAGTCGGTGACGTTGCTGTTAATGCCGCTTCCGTACTCGGCCCTGCACTTCTGGCCCGTGGTGGAAGCCAACTTGCTACACGTACCGTCCCGTACTTTAGAAATCTCGCCGGTACTGCCGGTGCGTTTGCCGGTGGTGCTGCCGGTGGTGGCGCTACCTACGCACTCCAGCGTGGTGTGGACGCAAGCCTTGAAAAGGCGACTGGTAAAGGTTATCACCTCTATCCAGTGGACGCTGGCGACATCGGTCTCCAGATGTTACTTGCCGGTGCTACAAGTGTTCCGTTCCGTCAGAGCGTACCGTCCTATCGAGACCTCAAACTGATGCTCGACCCGAAGACTAACAGTGCCACAAGCGCCGACGTTAGGGCTATGATTCAGTCCGTAAAAGAAGCACAGAAGGCTGCCAAGAAGGGCGGTGCGACTGGTACTGGTGCTGTCAAGGATAAATATATCGAAAAGGCTTTTGTACCTTACGAAACCGAATACGCACAGGGTGGCGCTTACCAAATCACACCCCCACCGAAACCTTTCCCGAAAAAGGCAAGCGGACTCGACAACTACGTGAATCTCCATTCCGACTACTTCGGGGACATCCCGATGGAAGAAAAGAACTCCCTCTGGGAACTTATCCACGGAAAAGACCAGTTCGGTCGTGACGTGAAATATAAGAGTGGTGTTCCGTTCACTATGGGTACTAAGCAGTTCAAACAAGAAAAAGCTGTATCGAAGGGCGATGTGGTGATTAAGGGTGACAAGAAGGATGCTGACCCCGCAAAGCGTTATATCCTCTACACCCATTCCAAGCCCGGAACTGTCGATATGTCCGGCAACTTCCAGCCTGCAACCCCGAAACAACAGCAGATGTACGACAAGGCAAACGCTGACGCTCGTCGCAGATACGGACACAAGGAACTTGGGTACAGCCAACTCTTCCCCCGTAAGGACGACAACAAGTTCTTCGGTGGAAGGAAGCTCGCCAAAGTACCTGCCGCACTGCAACTCGTGACGCACAACGTCTCACCAGTTTCTAATTTGATGTTGGGCGTTCAGCCTACCGAATACACTTTAGACAAGGAGTAACAGATGGCTTATACTATTTCTGTTTGCGACACTCACAGGATTCCGTACCCTAATGCGACAGTCAAGGCTTATAAGCTCGGCTCCGCTATGCAGACAACTGACCAGATTAAGTTCAAGCACGGCAAGAACGGCCCCGAACTCGGTTTTGAAATCAAGACCAACGCTCGTGGGTATTTCTGTGACAACAACGGAGACCTTTACACCAACGGAGTATTTGTTACAGAAGACGCAATCATCAAAGTTACGATGGCCGACGGTACTTCGACAACGTGGGAAGTGGCGGCTGACAATGACACCAAAATCAACGATGGAAAACTTTACGGTACAAGGACTAAGGACAGTGCTGACGACGACCTTGTTGAGAAGTGGTCTGCGAACGCCGCCGGTGACTATACGCTCGATTATGATGACTTAATCCATAAGCCCAAAATCAATGAGTGGATGGAAGTCGAACAAGTCGTGATGATGGAACAAGCTAACGACTCAATCGACGTTGACAAATACTGCAAGACTATGACTATCACTTGTGAAGAAGGCGTAGCTCCTGCTGGTTGGTCGTTCGTTGGTGGCAGCTGGCAAGTTGCAGATTCTTCAAAGTCTAATGCCGAATGGTGCATCACACTCAGAGCCGACACGGACAGAGTGGCACAGGTTGTATGCGTGAGAAACTGGACTCCGTGGCGCTTGGCGATTAAGAACATACAAGGCCAGATTATCGCAGTGCTCGACCCGACCGCTTCCGATATGGGTAAATTCGTAACTCTGTACGGAACCACGGAGCCTACGCTTCCCTATCACGGAACACTCGACATCGAGAAACTTGCATCCTCGCATCCGATTGTATTCGGCGCAGGAGTACTCGAAAATACCGCAACAAACCCAATAGTCATCGACGATTACACTCCGGACACGATGCTCGTGAAGTTTGAGGCTGCGTACAACTATACAGGTTATCCGGTCGAACTCTTCCTCAAATCCGGCGTGAGCAAGTCGAGGGTAATCAAGTTATGGTTGCAGAACTTCAAGACGAACAAGGGATTGATTATCTGCGATGTCGGAAACTCGAACGCTGTTATTGGTATTGTTGCCAACTTCACTGTCGTTGACCTTATTGTAAGTCCCGATGGACTGGTTAAGGTCTCCGAATATGTGCAGACTCAAGGTACTCAGCTTGCACTCGACGGGAGCAAGAACCAGACGCTTCCGCCAGAAGCAACATTCATCGTGGGTTCCACTGACGATAACTACTACATTTCCACGCTCGATGACAACTACACCGACAAGATGATTTATGGGTTTGTGACTAACACATCAGCCTACCCGAAAAATCTTAGGTTAAGTTTTAATGGTAACGAAGTGGTGCTTGGGTTGCTCCCCGGAGTGACGAACTCGTTTGTCGTACACAAGATGGGTACACAGTACTGTGTAATCAAACCGACAAGCGGAACCGTCGGAAACAAGTATTTCGTGCTGACGGCTACGACGCACGACTCGCACGACTTCTATTACAAAGTCAGCAAAACCGTAAACACGCAAGACACAATTAACGTCAACATTCCCTTCCTGATGCAGATGCACGGCGAGTCTTGGGGTTACTTCGGCGGTAGTGGTGAACACGACCAGCTTGTATTTGACCTCTCCGACCTTGTTGAAGTGGGCCAATCCGTGACGCTTCGATTCAAAGTCGATGCTTACACCAAGTCCTACGACGACTCGATTAAGGCGGTCTATATCGGATTCGGTACTGACGGTCAGGCTGATTTCAGTGTTATCCCTCTCGCCGAAAGTGTTCAGAATGACACTCTTTGCGTGGCACGTAAGACAATCGTAGCTACGGTAACTCGTGGTGCGAATGGATATAGCGCAACATACGGAGTGGAAGATACACAAGTATGACCCAGAAGGATATAGAAAAAGAGCTGTGCAAAACGAACTTTATGTTTTTCGTAGGGTTCGTTTTCCAACACTTGTACAAGCGTGCTTTTGTCTGGTACAAGTTCCACAAGGACTTGGCGAACATCTTGCTTGATTTGCCAAATCTTTTGCGAGTCATCATCAATGCTCCGCCACGTATCGGAAAGACCGACTTGACGAAACTCTATATCGCTTGGTTGTTCTTCAACGACCCGTCTTCGACTGTAATCTATTGCTCCTACGACGAAGCTCTCGTGGCTCGAAAGAACAGAGAGATTAAGGAGATACTCGTCTGGCTTTCCAAGTACTTCGATATGCCGGAGCTGAAGCCATTGACTCAGGCAAACGGAAAGAAGGAATGGACTAACCGAGCCGGTGGTACTATCCTCGCACGTGGAACCAACTCCAATGTGACCGGTAGTGGTTGTAGAACCTTGCTCGTGCTCGACGACCCGAACAAACCTCAAGACAGAATCAGTGCTGTCATCTTGGCTCGTCGCTGGCAAGTGTTCAAATCCACAATCCGCAACCGTATCGACTTGCCGACAGTACCGATTCTCATTATCCAGCAGCGTGTAGCCAGTCAGGACTTGACCGGTTGCCTCCTTGCCGACACCGAAGAAAAATGGATTCAGTACAAGTTCCCTGCCATCGACGAGAAAGGCGAAAGTATCTGCCCGGAAAGACTCCCGGTATCTGAAATCGACAAGTACAAATCAGACCCTTTTACTTACAACGCCCAATATCTGCAAGTGCCGCTTGACGATGTTGGTAAGATGTTCAAGAAAGACCAGATTCAGTTCTCGCTTACCAGACCTGCGACCACCGCTATGAGACTTGTCATCAGTGTGGACGCTGCCGGTAAGGGGGACATCGGCAACGATTTCAACTCAATCGCTGTGTGTGGTAGAATCGGGCCGAAGTATTATGTTCTCGAAGTGCATAACTTCCACGCAGACATCACACTCCTTATGGCTAGAATCAAGGAAGTACGCAAGAAATGGGGCAACACTGTTCCGGTTCTAATCGAAAACAAGTCTAACGGCTTAGCGGCAATTCAGTTACTCCGTAAGGAAATGAGTGGTATTCTGGAAGCAGTGCCGACAAAGGACAAGGTTGAACGAGCAATCGTAGTCAAGTACCTATTCGATGCTGGGGACGTGAGTTTCTCGACACACGGACTTGTATGGGGCGAAATTGTTTCGCAGTTTACGCAATTCCCTCACGGTAAACACGACGACATTGTTGACGCTGTTGTGCAGGGACTTACGTGGCTGATGAAGTTGCCAGACCACAGAAAAGTTTCTAATAATAACAATGAAGTGAATCTTAACAGACCCAGCTATGGGAGACCGAAATATGTTAGTACTGGATATAGTCAATAGAGCAGCTATGCAATCTGGAGTTGTCCCCTCGTTCAACCCAGACGAAGTTCCAGAGGACATTCAAGCTCGTGGGGCGGATATTCTCCGTCACGAGATTATCCCTTCTATGAACTGTGACAGAACGCTCGACATCACGGAAGTCGTGCAGGTGTTTACTCCTTTTCACGGGGTTGTTGACTTGGTGACGACACCGCTCGACTATCCGAGAGAAATCTACGGCACTGTCCCAGTTCATTCTTCCGACCTTCTGAAAGTGATGCACACGACTTATATGGGTCAAGATGTAGAATACTACCCGAACGTGAGAACACTCTTGGAGAATATGGGATTAACAAGCGGTGCGTCTACGCCGTTCCAGCTCGATGTCACACCCAAGTGGCCGACCGATTTTGTCGGGAATCCCCGTGACATCGCAATCTGGACTGAGGACTTGAAGCTCGTGGAAATCGACTACGGGAACCAGTGTTCGCTGAACGGTGCTTCAATCAATCCGACTTACAATGTGCCGTTCGCTCCGATGCGTGTCGATGAAGTATTCCGTGCGAGCGACGGTGCCCCTCTCCAATACGTGCACGCTGGTGAATTTGTTTCCTCGGAGTTCAGATATGCACAACTCATTTTCGCATCGGAAGATTATGTTGGTAAGCTACGCCTTCGTTTTACTCCAAGTTTTGGTAGTACTCCTGTTATGGTTGTGCTTCCTATGCCCCTCAAAATAGTGAACAGCTATCAGGAACCTCACCCTTGGCAGGGCGACATCGAAGCGCCGGAAAAATTCAGAAGCTATCTCGTGTCGCAGCTCGCCTATCGCCTCGCAATCGAGTACGGTGTATCGACTGCTCCAGCTATGCTTGACCTAGCGACAAAGGCATATCAGTCACTCTTGAAGAACCAGTCCAAGCACGACCACCCGCAAGACATTTCTCGTAAGATTTGTCACTACTTGGGTCGCAATCGTGGATGGCGTACTGGCTCCAATGGCAACGGTTACGCTGGAGGTTTCAATGGGTAAGTTTAACGGAATCGTAGAATATCACGACGGAATCGCCGTCAGCGAGTATATGAATATGCTCCCGATGGGTGATACCTGTCTGGATAGGGTGGGCGATACTCTCAAGTACCAACTTGGGGGTATTCGCTACAAGTATCGTGGGTGCTTCAAAGACTCGGAAGATAACATCTATATCGTCGCTGGCCCGAAGCTCTGGCGTATGAGTCCGAATCCTTACACGATGGATTATGATGCACCGGTTGAAATGAAATGCTGGAAGGAAGGTGCTCTCGCTCCACTTCTGTTGAGAACGGAAGGTAATGTTTCGTTCTGCGAATCGAGTATCAAACCGACAATCGTTTACTTGTGTGACGGCCAGTACATCTATATGTGGAACACGACTGTGAACGCTTCCGGTCTTCCCAGTCGTGAAAAGTTTGTCGTAAACGGACAGATACTCCCCGGTATGGAAGTTCCTGGGGGCGAGAACCCTCGTGACGGAATCGCACAGCCGAACGTACTTGAGTTCCTTGACAATATCCATCCAGACGCTTTCAACCGTGACACTGATGGAATCTCGTTTGCAGCAAGCATCTGTTGGTTCGACAACAAACTGGTAATGCGAAGCTCCGAACGTAACACTGTATGGATTAGCAGGACTGACCCTGGCTATTTCTATCGCACTCCCAATGAAGTACCTACCGACCAACCGAACGGCTTCCCGTTGTGGAACTCGTGGTATTCATCTACCAACAGCGCTGACAAACTCGTTGACATCGCAAGTTTCCGTGGGCAGCTCTACTTTATTAACACACACTCTATCGAAATCTGGGGAAGAACCGGTAATGAAGATAGCCCAATCCAGAGTAACACGACCCAAGTGGTGCATTTCGGTGGTCGCTCTCCTCTTATTGTTCAAGATACGCTCTACCTTATTTGCCGTGATGCGAGCGGTCACGAAGGTGTCGGCTGCTTTACGGACAAGTTCGAGAAGATAAGCACTCCGGAAATCGAACGCAGACTTGGAACACCTATCGACATCCAACTTATCTCGCAACGCCACGAGAACTATGTATTCATAAGAACAAAGGAGTCCTCCGGCTTCTTGTTCAGAGAAGGTCGCTGGTCTAGCTGGAAGTCGCCGCAGGATGAACCAAACCCTGTCGTGGCTACAATCTATGGTGAGTTGGCCGTAAGCCTATACGGTGACGTACTTGAGTTCGACGACTCGATTCGCTTCACGAACAGTGGCAAGCGTCTCGTCCGCTACATCAGGGACGGGTTCGAACAGTTCCCGAAGCGTGTCATTTTCCGTCGTGTGGAGTGCGTGATGGATACTGGCCGTTATGCGGAAGGATTCTACTCGCCGGATAACCAATCGGTAAACTGCAACGTGGAAATGTATGTTGCGCTTTCAACCAACCGTGGACTATCGTTCAGTCAACCGAGATACAGAACACTCGGCAAATCCGGCCAGAACAGCAAGGTAATCGAGTGGCGAAATCTCGGCAGCGGTAACTCGGTATTACTCGAAATCGGTACATCGGCTCTCCATAGGTTACAAATTTACGACCTAAAAATCGAAGCCCAATAATTGAACATAAACGCCCAACAAACGGGCGTTTTTTCGTTTGCCATACAAATATAGGGTATCGCATAAAATCCGTTTTACGACCCATTTTAAACGATAAATTTTGAACGATAAATGTAGAGAATTTAGCCCAAAAATTCTATTATTAGGGTGTAGGAAACACCTACAAAATTCTCAACGATTAACATTGGAGCGATATGAAGCTCACTTTCTTTGACATTGAAACATTCAATGAATTGTTCTGCTTTTGCGGAATCACTTACGACTCCCAAACACATCAGGAACTCTCCAGACTTTGCGTCCGTAGTGCGGACAACGGGGTTGTGGATGAAACTGCGATGTTCAAAATCAACCAGTACTTCGAACAGGCCGACTACATCATCAGTTACAACGGTTCCAGATTCGACTTACCGGTACTTGCTAAGATGAAGTCGGACATCAAGCGTATGTGCTACACCTCGACGAACTACATCTACGAGGACGCTTCCGCTCTCATCAGCTACGATGACAACCGCAACCCGATGACTCGAAATTTCTATTCCGTGAAGGACTGGAACGCAAAGCATTTCGACTTGCTCAACAACTGCTTGCTGGGAAAATCCTTGAAGCAGTGGGAAATGTATCTGAACTTACCCATCAAGGAATTGCCATATGACCCTGCTATGCACCTCTCCAATGAGATGAAGCAAGAAATTATTGATTACTGCTTCCACGATGTTTGGGCAACTTCTATGGTCTATTGGCGTTTCGGAAGTGGTGAACAGAAAACGAAATTCCATACGCTTCCGGCACGCAAAGCAATTCTCGAACACGAATGGCCGAAGAACCTTACTTTCAAGTTCGACCGTACTGCACAAGCGGTCGCTGCCGGTATCATTTACCAAACAAATGTTCCTATCCCGCCGAAGACTACTGACCCGCTTGAACTTTTCGACTTGGATGAGTTCGATGTACCGAAAGAAGTCAAGGACATCATCAGACTCCTCGCATCTACGGTAGCCGTGACTAAAAAGGAAAAGATGGAACTAGCCGAGAAGTGCGTATATAAGGGAATCCAGTTCGGTAAGGGCGGGTGTCACTTCATCAGAGAAGGCGAACAGAACGGACTCTACTGCTTTGACGTTCAGTCTGAATATCCCCGTATCATCAACCACTGGAATCTTCTCAAAACTCCTATGGCTATCGAGACGTGGAAGCAGATGATGGCGAAGCGTTTTGAAATCAAGGGTAAGAAAGGTACTCCTGAATACAAGCCCGACCTTGACTTGGGGTATAAGATTCTCGTGCTTAACGCATTGAGTGGTGGCTTCCGAATCCGAACAGGAACTTCCGTTGCTTACGACCCTGCCGTTGGTGAAGCTATGTGTTACATCGGTCAGCTTGTTGTGACGGAACTCGCACTGGCTTGTCCGAACTGGGACGACGTTGTTGAAATCAACACTGACTCCGTGTTCGTCAAGGGCGAGGAAAACGCAAAGGTTCTCCGTAAGAAGAGTGAACAGATGCTTGAAAAGTATGATATGCTGTTCGAAGAAGAATTTATCGAACGTGCCTACTTCCGTGATGTGAACAACTACGGAGTGTATGACAAGGACGGAAAACTTCTCGACGGTCGTGGTCTTGACTACTCCGATGCTATCAACAAGAATCACGAAAAGGCAGTTGTCTACGAACTCTTTGATAACCTGCTCCGACCGGAACTTCATCTTGATTGGACTAAGTACGATTGGACTGACTTCATTTTCAAGTGGCACAGAGCTGCTTCAAGCAAGTATGCAGCCTTCGACGGCAAGCCGTTCGACCATAAGAATTATTACTTCTTGTGGACTACTCGTGATTGTCCGAACGCCGGTACTATCCAATTTAGCAACATACTGATGGACACGAGGAATGGAAGTATCAAGAGTCGATATGGTGTCTACGCCTTCGACATCAAGGAACTCGAACAATACAAGGGTTACATCGACTACAAGCAATACCAGCGTGACCTTGATGAAAATTTCTGGAATTGGGAACGTAAGGACTTGATTCGCACCTTCCTCGGCGATACGAAAACTCGCCGTGCCAAGGGAATCAAAACGCCGAGGTCTCTCAGCGAACTTTCTAAACTTCTTCACCCTTGGACGGAGAATATTGTATGATGACAAAGCAAGAACAACTCGATATGATTTTGCACGAGTACGAGAAGGCCTGTGCGAAACATCCTAAATTCTGTGATATTCTTACAAACGGGAATCTCGAGAATATCGGACAAGCGTTAGACTTCGTAAGGCTTCGTAACAAAGCACCAATTAGCAGTGCCAACGAGGTGCTGACCGAAGAAATCCTCGAAGCACTCGAAGCGTACAAACTTGGTGAGTACGAACACACTATCCAAGAACTCGCCCAATGTGGGGCGGTTATTCTCCGAATGATGGACTTCGTTATTGAGGAGAAGTTGAATGAGACTGCAAAAGGTTCTTAACATCCTGAGTCAATTCCCGAAGAAGTCGCAGACTGTCGTGATGAACGTGGTTGACTTCGACAAGATGACTCCAAGTGAAAACTATAAGAAGATTGTCGAGACAATGATTGCTGTCTGCAAGAACGCTACCCAGCGTGAAGTGCTCGGTGTCTATCTCGATATGAACCCTTCGGATGATGAAGTACTCGAAGCGTTCCGTGGCAAGGGTGCGGAGGCTCTCACTCCGCTTTTCTTTAACGAGGAACAAATCGACTTCATTATGCAGAACGTGTACAGGAATAGGGACGGCGACTTCCGCCTCATTCCGAAAATGCGTAACTGCTCCGCCGAGGCTATGCCACTCGAAGGTTTGAAAGCGGACGACGATATTATAAGTGCTAGACTGACCTTGACGCGCATAGCCCCGAACGGAGCAGAATCTACTTTCGACGGACTCAAAGAACTCCGTAAGCAACCCTATGACGGGCCGTATGACGGAGTGTTCTCGAAGATGGCTCCGAACTTGAGACGAATCAAAATCATTTCGAGTTTTGCCAAGGACGAGCCTCACGGGTTCTTTACTCGCGACGGTCAGATGTTCCGCAACGTGTGCTCCCAAATGACGAACGTAAACAAGGACTTTGTGAACGACAAGTCTTTACGCCGTGCTATGTTTCTTATGTTCCTCGTCGCCGGTGGAACTGCGAAAGATTGGGAAGCGCTCTACAATCTCGTTCACTTTATGGTGCGTGTCCCGAACTCTGCAACCGGTTACGTGCTCTATTTGAACGACTTTGACGCTGGTGGTAACGGTAAGTCAAAATTCATCAGTCTTCTGCACAGAATGTTCGGGGACTCGTTTACTGCGTTCTCCACTCAACAGCTCCGTTTTACCATCAGCTTGATGGGCAAGCGTCTTGTGAGCATCAGTGAATATGAGGACTCCGACACCGCCAAACAGTTGCAGGCTCTTATCAAGTCTATGACTGGTCGTGATAACTTCCAATACGAAGGGAAAGGTGTTGACCCGATTGTGGCTGAAACTTATCAGAATTTCGTAATCAGCTCGAATAAATATATCTACTTCGACGATTCCGGTATCAAGCGCAGAATCCAGAACTTCCATTGTTCCAACCTCTTGCACTTGATTATGAATAAGTTTACGAAGAATCAGGACTACTTGAACCCGCTGTTCGGAAATATCTATAATGGCGAAGCCTTGCTCGTGCAGAACGAAATGGCGCACTCGCTCTTGAACTACATCGAGAACGACAACCGGACTTATAGCATTCCTATCCGCCCGCAGTCCGTCGTTCTCGGTAGCTTGAAGAACCCAATTCTTCGAGCACTGTTTAGTCCGAAGCTGAACTTCAAGGGTTTCTGTATGCCTATGGAGTTCGGAACAAAGATTGACTTGATTCGACTCTCTCCAGAAGCGAAGCCGGAACAAATCAATTACGCAAGCCAGACGATGCAGGGTTGGTTTGAAGACTTGCAACTTACGGCAAGCCGTGACAACATTTCTCTTTCGACTCTCGAAGATTTCGACACTGCGATTGAGGTTATGCGTAAGCGACTTGAGGAACTCGATGAACGCAGTAACCAGTTGAAATCCAAGGACTCCGTGCGTATTGAAAAGTGCGAAGTTTGTGGGTTCAACTCCTATGATTTGTTCACGGAGTTCATCCTTCCCGAATGTGTGAAGTACAACATTCCGGTAACTGAAACTGACAACTCTATCAAGGTGGGATAAATGAGCGAACTAAAAGAACATTTGTTTGTGCCGTATAGTGAACTTCAAGAAGGAGACGAACTTACGGATGCTATCACTATTGCGAAATCTTACTACCTCAAGTCCGAAGCCGACAAGGTAATTACGGAGTTGGAGGAATCACACAAGATGGAAGTCGAGCAACTTCTAATCCTCAATCGTGAACAGGCTATTTCAGGCAACAAACTCCGTGATAGCATGGAGCAAGCCCTTCGCCATCAGAAGTACAAGCGGTGCTTGGCGATGGCAAAGTGGTGCGAGAATAAACTCGGTACTGTCGTAAAGCCCGGATGGTGGGATAAGTGGCACAAGCGTTGGTTTAAACTTGCAGAGAAATTCAAGGAGACAGAGTAATGGAACTAATTAGATATAAAGTAAAAGGGAACACCGTGATGGGTGTGCTCATTGACTACAACTGGAATCTCGGGATATACTACACCATTGAGAACCTCGGGAAGATGATTCCTCCGGGTGCTCATTGGATGCAACTCACTTACTCCCCGACGTTCAAGAAAGACCTCCCGCTTATCTGGAGCAACACTGTTCACAAGAATCGTGGCATCCGCGTGCACAGTGGAAACACTGTGAAGGACACTGATGGCTGCATCCTGATTGGGAACACCTCTGACCTGACTCTGATGAAGATTGGCTACAGTGTTCCTGCTGTTGCACAGTTGGTGAAGGCTATGGATAAGTCGTCAACTTACAGTTTGTTTGTGAGGAACGAGATATGACAATGTGTGACAGTTGTCTGGTTCCGAAACCGAGACGAGTTGTGAAGGTGAAGGACCTATTGTATGGTAAATCGTTCACAGAGTACAACCTGTGTGAAAATTGGTTCAGAAGACTCTTTAAGCAACTCGACCAAAATAAAGCGAAGATTGGAGGTATGAAATGATTTGCTGTGACAAATGCCAAGACAAGCAGGAAGCCAGTCACAGGGTCGGTTGGAGCGACATTCCTACTGCTCTGAATTTGACGGACAGTATGGTGCTGTGCGATAAGTGCTACGAGCAGTTTATGACTCTGTTCGGAAACTTCAAAGGAGCGAAGTTCCACAAATGAGTCCGAAAATCTTCCCCACAATTTTGATGATTCTTGATTTCTGTGCGGCAGTGCCGTATGTCGTGCAGGGCGATGTTAAACACATCGTTTACTGGATAGCGGCTGGAGTATTAACCTTATCTGTCACTTGGTTATAGGAGACCAAATGAAAAATTCTATTTGTAATAAATGCTCGTCTTGCGGTTATTGTGCGAACCGTGAGTCTGGAATGATGGCGTGCAGCAACTTCAACAAGTTCCCAAAGGAGACTGTTTCCTATGAAAGTGACTACAACTGCAAAGCAAAACGGAGTGGAAAATGACACCAACGCTTATTGTTGCTTGTCTGTGTTCTGGTTTAATTTTCGGAGCAGCTTTAATCATCTGTGCTGTACTACTTAAAAAGATTAACAGCAAGTTAGATGAAAATGAGCGCTGTTGCGAAACTAAAGCTTGGCACATAGAAAGTGCAGACCGTGTATATCGGCGTTTTGAACAGATGCAAATGGAGTTCAGAGACTGGCGGCAATTTGGTTATGAATATGGCTGCTTTTCTCCGAACGACGTGCGTAAACTGATTGATAACTTAGTATCAAAAATCAACAAGTTGGAGAAAACCAATGGCAGTTAGCATCCACTACCTTGTCGTAGTAAAGCCGAATGAGTATGACTCCGACCCGTCCTACGAGTTGTTCGCAACAGAATCGGAAGCAAAGGCGTATATGTCTACACTCCCGCATTTTGTCGATGGTGAGCTTCACGTACTTCGGGAAGGCGAAAATACTTAAAATTACTGACATACCCCTAGTCAAAGTCTATCCGAATAAGTATATTTCGGGTAGACTTTTTTTTTATACCGGAGAAAGATTATGGTTTATGGACTCCCCTATCAAGGCAGTAAGAACACAATCGCAGAACGTATTGTTAGTTCGCTCCCTAGCGGTACTAATTTTGTCGATTGTTGCTGCGGTGGGGGAGCCATTCTTCAAGCCGCAGCTATGTCCGGCAAGTACAAGACAGTCACCGGTTATGATATAAACAAGGCCATCGTCGGACTCATCAAGGCTACGATGATTGACTTCGACACCATCGACTATGAGCATTTCCCTGCTGTGGATAAGCAGACCTTCTATGCGGCCCGTGATAGAAATGCTACGCTCGAAGATTGGCTGATTCGGTACACTTGCAGCTTCGGCTTCAAGGGACAGGAATACCTCTGGGGTGAGAATAGAATCAAGTACAAGACACTGCTCCACAACGCTGTCGCTCTACCTACAATCGAGGAACGTCGTGGTGCGCTCCGTGAACTGATGGTGTGTCTAGCGAAGGACAAGCTATCCGAGTCCGACTTGAAGAATCTATGCCACAACGAGCAGCTTACCAACCTAAATCGGTTCCACGAAGTAGAGCTGGCTATGAAAGCACGCAAGTCGAAGACGAAGCTCAACGTGATTTGCGGAAGTATGTTCGACATTCCTTTCGAGAACTACGATGTCATCTACTTCGACCCGCCGTATGCTGGAACTACTGGCTACAATCGTGGAACATTTTCCCGGATGATGTTCAAGGCACTCCTTCGAGTGTTGTTGGATAGCGGCAAGACCGTGTTCGTTAGCGAGTATAATGCACCAGACCCGGAGTTTGTCGAAGTCGCTTCTTTCCAGAAAGCTATGACACTCAAATGCGACGAGAACCGAACTGCAACGGAGAAACTTTTCTATGGCGGAACCAAAGCTGATTACGAGAACCTACCCAATATCACATCACTCGAACAGTCTGATTCTGGAAGCGACACCCCTGTACACGACGATACTGACGACGGAACTGAATCGTCTGTATCAATCGGAAGCGAGTCTCAAACAGGAAGTTCAAGCCTTGAGGAAGATGCTATCGGATGCTTCTCGCAAGGAGCGGACGGAGTAGGCTGGCCCGACCACTTGTAATCGTATTTGATTGAAGATAACGAGTACTGGTCACGGGGAGTGCTTACCGGCGAGTACTGGCTTTTTTCGCAAAATCGTTCGTAATAAATATATCGTTCCTATACCTAATTTCTTTATAGAAAGAAAAAAAAAATTTTTTTTTTCGCTCACGTATTAAATAGGGGTACCTTGACGATATATTATATACGATGAATTATTGATTTTTTTCAAGTACTCCCCTGATAAAACTGACATCGGAGCGTATATCCCCGATGGTAATCTTGATAGACGAGTTCTCCCGTTCAAGAATCTTGATTTTAGCTTTCAGTTCCTTGATTTGTGATACTACCCAGAACAGCAAAAGGACGGCTGGTGTTCCCAGTACTTGTCCTATTGCTTGATATGCACTAGCTAAGTCGAGTCCTTCCGGCATACTAACTCCCATAGACAAACCAGTTGCAGCTCAACAAAACATTAGTGAGATACGACCCGTCGGGGGTATAACATAAAACACTCTGATGAAGGGTCTGGTCAGTATCGTATTTAATACTGAATGTATCGGTGGTTTGTAACGGAGGCATACTACCGTACTGGTCGAGTGGAGCTGTCAGGAAATGGTCAGCGCTTGGAATACCGATAAAATCGCTGTTGCTAGAACCACCGATAATAACCCTGCCTCTGAAATCATGACTCGTGCCCGCAGGTTGCCACAAAACATGCACGTTTACTAGGAGAGTGTCACCAGCCTTGACGGAGAATGTACCGGAGTCTGAATATGTCCCGTTACCGCCACCAGTGGTATATGTACCATTTGGACCTGACAGTATGGACTTGACCCTGTTGGTGCTCAAATCCCTTACCTCATTGGTCGTGAGGGTGACTGTGGAACCCGACTTTGTATATTCGAGGGTGTTGTATTTTACGGCACCATTATTTTCGAACACGTATTCCAGATGAATTACATTACCCGAGTGTTCTGCGTTTGTAAGACCTAACTGCGTACTGATACCTAAGAAGGGTGCAATCAGGATAGGTACACCGCTATCCAAGGCATCTGCCCACGCATCGAACTCGCTTACAGTCGAAGGCAGGTTTTCGGTTAGATAGCATTTAGTGGCACCGATGTTAGAACGCGCCTGTGCCTTCTCGGATTCCGAGAGTGACTGCGCCACGTTGGACAGAATCTTCTTGATATTAAACATAATTCACTCCTAGTTTAAGACGATGTTTGTGAATGCCGCAAAACAGCGATTCTGGCTGATACCA